AAGACCCTAAGCTATAATGATGACATCACTGGTATGGTTCACGAGATTGGTCTCCAGAACCACCAACGAGTATTTAACGATACTGGGTCGGTAATACCAAAAGGTTCACCTCTTTACTTCAATGGTAACTACACTTCTGGTGCAATTGATGTACCGAAGGTTGCACTTTCTGATGCTTCAGATGTAAACAAATATAACTCACAGGGTCTTGCGGCACACGACATCGCAAACAACTCTTATGGACACTGTATGATACAGGGTCAGATAACTGAGGTGAATACTTCAGGTGTGACTGCGGGAACTCAGTTCTTTGTATCTGCGACAACGCCAGGTGGTATAACAAATACACCACCCGCATATCCAAACTTCCCAATGTGTATGGGTTGGGTTGTTGTATCTGGTGATTCCGATACTGGTATCCTCATGGTCAACCGAGAGAATCACTCGGTCAACTCGTTCCGTGTAACACAGGGTGTACATATTGGTCAGAACCTACAGGTGGATGGTAACTTAACCATTCTAGGTAGTCAGACCACAGTGGGTACATCTAATGTAACACAGGGTGCTCCATTCTACCGTCTCAATGAGGGTGATGCGATTGGTGAAGCAGGAACTACCTTTGTTGGTGGTGGTCTTGACGATGCATTCTTCTCTGGTCACTTCACAGGTACTACCGCACAAACCTACTATGTCAAGATTGATGGTGTGGGAACTGGTGCGGGTGGTAAGGATACATTTGCGGTTGCACTAGGAACAGACAGTGCGTTCGCATCTCCACTACTTACCAAACAGGTAATGACTGGTAACAAACAACTTATTCACTCAACCGATAATATCTCGGTAGAGTTTGGTGCGACTACTGGTCACGATTCTGGAGACAGATGGTCTGGTACTGCCGCACCCGTTAATGTTGATACTGGTTTCTTCACTAACCGAAACACTGGTACAAGTGGTGTTGGATATACTCACATGGGTATATTCTTTGATATCACCGATGAGAAGTGGAAACTGGTTGATGAGTATGACTCAACACCAACAGGAACAATTAACACTGCGGATGGTTCGTTCAGTCTTGCGACTCTGGTTGCGAGTAACTTTGAAGGTAATCTGACTGGTGCGGTAACAGGTAATGCCTCTACTGCAACAGCACTTGCAGCTGGACAGAACTTCTCCATATCTGGTGACGTGACTGCATCCAACGTATCCTTTGATGGTACTGGTGCAGTAACACTCAGTGCAGCGATTACTTCGGATACAATCATTAACGCAGACATCAAGTCTGATGTCGCAATTGCAGATACCAAACTCGCAACCATTAGTACTGCGGGTAAGGTAAACAACTCTGCGACTACTGCTACTGCCGCAAACACTGGTTCTGCAATCATTGCCCGTGACGCAAGTGGTAACTTTGCGGGTGGTACATTCACTGGTGAAGTGAACCGTGATGCACAGACTACGGTAACTGCGGGAACATACGGTTCTGCCACTGCAATACCTGTACTGACAATTGACGCAAATGGTTTCGTTGATAGTGCGGGGACAATCGGTGTATCGGGTATTACTGGTGTAAACTTTGATAGTTCAAACGGAACACTTACTATCGCAACAAGTGGAGATGACTTCACTGATGTGATTACTCTTGCCCCATTCACTACTGCAAACTTGAGTGAGAATACTAATCTCTACTACACTGACGCAAGAGCAAGAGCATCTGTTTCCGTAACCGATGCTGGTGGTGATGGAAGTCTATCGTACAATAACTCTACGGGTGTACTGACATACACTGGCCCAAGTGCATCTCAGGTAAGAGCGCATCTGACTGCAAACAAGGGTCTAAGTGTGGACTCAGACGGTGAGTTTAACCTAGACTCTGCCAATGTCAAGGGAATGTTTGCTGGTAACAAGGGTCTATCATATTCAGACGGAACCTTTAATATTGACTCTGCCAATGTCAAGGCAATGTTTAGTGGTGGTACAGGTATTACGTATAGTAATGGTGCAATCTCTACTACAGATGGAGACATTGTCCACGATAACTTGAGTGGATTCGTTGCGAACGAACACATTGACCATAGTTCAGTATCCGTTATTGCGGGTGCGGGGTTAACTGGTGGTGGTACAATCGCCGCAGACAGAACCATAAACGTGGTTGGTGGTAATGGTATTCATGTTAACGCAAACAATATTCAGATTGATGACTCGGATGTCAGAGCTATATTCTCTGCTGGTGGTGACATTTCATACAACTCAGGAACAGGTGCATTCTCATTCAGTGAAACCTATTCAAGTGCCGCAGAATTGATGACTGCAATTAAGACAGTGGACGGTACTGGAACTGGATTGGACGCAGACTTACTTGATGGTCAACATGGTTCACACTACAGAATTAATGTTTATAACAACTCAGGTACGTTGTTAAACTAAGGATAAATAAGTACAATGTCAAACTATCAAAAAATAATGAGTAGGAATGATTTCGTAGACTACTGTTTACGTAGACTAGGTCATCCTGTAATAGAAATTAATGTCGATGATGAACAAATCGAAGACCGTGTCAATGATGCACTCGAAATGTTTATGGAATATCTTGGAGAAGGTAGCTACAGGTTATACCAACCAGTAACTATCACACAAACCATGATAGATGCTGGTTTCATTGATTTTGATACTGATGTAACTGGAATAAATTCTGCGAACATACTCAGTGTTGTTAGGGTATTACCTATAAAAGATTCTGCAACTGGTATTGGTATGTTTGATGTACAGTATCAAATGCGTCTCAATGACATGTGGGATTTGACCTCTGGAATGCAAGGTATTCAGTACTACGAACACATGCAACAGTATGTGTCAATGCTTGATATGAAACTAACAGGAACACCCCAAATCCAGTTCATTAAGGCCGCAAACACTCTACAGATTTTTGGTGACCTTGGTTCAGGTGGTGACCTAAAAGTCGGTGACAAAGTCATGGTAGAAATGTATATCGGCACAGACGGAAATTCTAATGGTAAGGTTTATAACAACATCTTCTTGAAAGAATACGCAACCGCACTTATTAAAGAACAGTGGGGTCAGAACCTTATTAAATTTGAAGGAATGACATTACCTGGCGGTATACAGTTGAATGGTAGACAGATACTAGAAGACGCAAAACAAGAAATAGAAGCTGCACGTCAACGGATATATAATGAGTATGACACACCCCCAGACTTCTTTGTAGGATAACATAATGGCAACGAACCCATACTTTAAACAAGGTGTTCGTTCTGAACAAAACGTCTATGAGGACATCATCATTGAAGCCCTCCAGATGTATGGACAGGATGTATATTACCTCCCACGAGAAATTATCAATAAAGATTCTGTCTTCCTTGATGACGTACCGTCACGTTTTGGTTCTGCCTATAAGGTAGAGATGTATATCGAAAACACCGAAGCGTTTGATGGTGAAGGTGACCTGTTTACTAAGTTTGGTATCGAACTGCGAGACCAAGCTAACTTTATTGTTTCCAGAAAAAGATGGAAACAACTTGTGGGTAATAGACTTGCGGAGAATAATTTCCGTCCCCGTGAAGGCGACCTAATTTATTTAACACTATCTCAATCTATATTTGAGGTACGTAGAGTAGAGACAGAGACTCCATTCTATCAATTACAGAACCTACCCACATTCCGTATGCAGTGTGAGTTGTTCGAGTACAATGATGAAGACTTGGATACTGGTATCACAGATATTGATGTCGTGGAATTCGAAGGTGCATATCAGTATGCACTGACTATGGACTCTGCTGACCAAGGTTATATCGTAGGTGAACAGGTAAGACAAGAGTTCAATGGTTATAACATGATTGGTGAAATTACCGATTGGTCAGACTCAGATAAAGTGATGCAACTTGCACATGTTGGTGCAACCGATGGTAAATATCACACCTTTGCTACTAACGTACAATTGAAAGGTCTCACGTCACTTTCTCTCGCATCACCGACACTGATACAAGAACTGCAAGAGATTCAGGCCGATGCACAGAATAAAATCTTTGATGACTTCGAGAGTGACTTCCTTGACTTCTCAGAGTCTAATCCGTTTGGAGACTTATAATGTTTGGAACATGGTTTTATCATAAGAGAGTAAGAACTGCGGTATCAATCTTTGGTTCGTTGTTTAATAATCTTAACGTACTCAGACATAATAGTTCGGGAGAGACTATCTCTCAAGTGAAAGTTCCTCTGTCCTATGCACCCAAGAGAAATTTCATCTCTCGACTAGAAGAGATGTCTAAGGGTGAGAACGCAGAACGTAGAGTTGCAATGAAACTTCCTCGTATGTCTTTTGAGATTACGAGTATGACCTATGACCCCACTCGACAATTACCTAAAGTAAATAAGATATCTAAGGCGAGTAACGCAATAACAAAACGTCAGAAGATTTATACTGCGACTCCATACATAATCACATTTGAACTTAACGTGTATGCAAAATCACAGGACGATGCATTACAGATTGTTGAACAGATTCTACCATACTTTGCACCACAATATACTGCAACAATTAAACCATTTGCAGATATCCCAACCTTGACCGAAGATGTTCCAATCTCTTTGACAGGTACGGCATTCTCAGATGATTTTGAAGGTGCGCTCGAACAACGTAGAACCATCATCTACACATTAAGTTTCGATATGAAAATATCTCTATATGGCCCACAAGGCGATGGTGAGATTATTCGTGATGTTCGTAACAACTTCTTCTTACAAGAAGCTGGTAGTTCTGACAGTGATGTTTACCTAAATACACTACAGACCACACCAACACCGTCCAGTGTAACTGCGGATAGTGACTATGGATTCTTAACAACTAATATAGATAGTGCATAATGACTGATAAGAATGAAAAGAACGTTAAAGATGATTACGAATACTCTCGTGATACCTACTATGATATCTTAGAGAAGGGTAAAGAGAGTATGGAATTAATGATTGAAGTTGCAAGGGAAAGTGAACACCCTCGTGCATTTGAAGTGTTGTCTGGCATGATGAAGAACATGGCAGATGTGAATGATAAGTTGATGGATTTAAATAAGAAGAATAAAGATATCAATCAGAAAGACGAACCCAAACAACTGGGTAACACGACAAACAATCTATTTGTAGGGACTACTACAGACCTACAAAGGCTTATACAAAATGAATCTCAAGTGGAAAAAGTAATTGATGTCGAACCCGAACCAAAGTGAAACTTATCTCGGTAACATAAATGTTAAACGGGACGGAGTACAACACAACTTTACTGAAGAGGAAATCAAGGAATACATCAAGTGTTCTAAAGACCCTGTACACTTCTGTAAAACATATCTAAAGGTAATTTCTCTTGATGAGGGTCTAGTACCCTTTTCGTTATATCCATATCAAGAGAAAATGTTCGACCATTTCAATAACAATCGTTTCTCCATTGTTCTTGCATGTAGACAGTCTGGTAAGTCGATTAGTTCAGTAGGATACATAATCTGGTATGCTTGTTTTCATAGTGAGAAGACTATCGCAATTCTGGCAAACAAAGGTGCGACTGCAAGAGAGATGCTTGCACGTGTCACACTCATGTTGGAGAACCTACCATTCTTTTTGCAGCCTGGCACGAAAGCACTCAACAAAGGTTCGATTGAGTTTAGCAATAACTCTCGTATCATTGCCGCTGCTACCTCTGGTAGTTCCATTCGTGGTATGTCTGTTAACCTACTATTTCTTGACGAGTTTGCCTTTGTGGAAAGAGCGAATGAGTTCTATACTTCTACCTATCCTGTTATCTCTGCGGGTAAGGATACGAAGGTTATTATCACTTCAACCGCTAACGGGATTGGTAATACATTTCATAAGATTTGGGAAGGTGCTGTTCAGAAGGTGAACGAATTCGTCCCCTTTACGGTGAACTGGTACGATGTCCCAGGCCGTGACGAGGATTGGAAGAAACAAACCATTGCGAATACATCGCAATTGCAGTTTGACCAAGAGTTCGGTAACACCTTTTTTGGTACAGGCGATACCTTAATCAATGCCGAAACATTGTTATCATTTAGAGCGCACAACCCTCAAGAATACCTCGAAGGGGGTGACTTATTAATATATGACCGTCCCAAAAAAGAAAATGAATATCTTATGATGGTAGACGTATCAAAAGGAAGAGGTCAGGATTATTCTACGTTTAACGTTATCGACATTAGCACGAGACCTTTCAAACAGGTTGCTGTCTATCGCAATAATACTATATCTCCAATACTCTTTCCTAATATTATATATAAGTACGCAAAACTCTGGAATGAAGCATATGTGGTAATTGAGTCCAATGACCAAGGAACATTGGTTTGTAATGGACTGTATCAAGACTTAGAGTATGAGAATATCCATATGGAATCTGCAATTAAAGCAGACCGTATTGGTATCGAAATGAATCGTAAAGTCAAACGTCTCGGTTGTTCTGCAATCAAGGATATCCTCGAAAACAATAAGCTGGATATCGTAGATGAAAATACTGTCATGGAGATATCTACTTTTGTTTCTAGAGGACAATCATACGAAGCATCTGACGGTAACCATGATGATTTAATGATGAATCTAGTGATGTTCGGATACTTTGTATCATCACAATTCTTTTCTGATATGACAGATATCAACCTCAAGGAGATGATGTTTGCAAAGAAAATGAAAGAAATAGATGATGATGTGCCACCTATAGGGTTCATTGATGATGGTTTAGATGATATTCGTATGGAAGAAGAACAAAAATCAATGGGTTGGCACAACTTCGATGGCCTCGAAACAGGTGTTGAAGAATGGTAAAATCCCAATAATTATAAATAAAAGCATTGAAACTAAACCGTATTATGATTAACTTATAATTAGATAAACGAAAAAAAGGATAAAGTTATGGCACTTTTCACACCCTCTGCTTCTCCTGCTGTAACCGTTAAAGAGATTGACCTGACGGGCGTAGTGCCTAATGTTCAAACTTCAACGGGTGCATTTGTAGGAAAATTCGGATGGGGGCCCGTTGGCGTAACCACTCTAGTCTCAGATGAAACTGGATTGGTAAGTACGTTCTCAAGCCCCGACTCAACTAACACAGTGGACTTTCACACCGCTGCATACTTCTTGCGATATTCAAACTCTTTACAGGTTGTAAGAGAGATTGATGACTCGTTTGCAAAAAATGGACTCGCTAACAACGATACTTTGGGTTCTCTTACCCCCCGTGTCTACGGAAATCTAGATGCATTTGATAGTGCAGCTCTAGACTCCTCAGACGGAGCCTTCATTGCAAAATATCCAGGCTCTCTTGGTAACTCACTAGGTGTATCAATTTTTGGTACTGCTACTGGAGAAACTGATGACGCTGCCACGAAGACAACTGCATTTGGCGCTTGGACGTTCAACGATAAATTTGACGGCATTCCAAATACATCACCATCAATCGCTGCACTAGATGGTGTGAGCGATGAGATTCACGTTGTCGTATACGACAAAAAAGGTGATATCACGGGTAGTGCTAATACAGTACTAGAAACATTCCCGTATGTATCTGTTGCATCAAACGCTAAGAATGCTGATGGTTCATCAAACTACTATAAAGAAATCTTGAGAACTCAATCTGATTGGGTATATGCGAGTGGTCATTTCCACGACACAGGTTTTGTACAAGACAGTGCTGGAGATGTTCTATTATCAAAAGATTTTGCAAATAAAGCTACATGGCATACTGCTGCTACAAAAGGTACTGTAAAGAACTTTGCAGCTAGTACAACCCGTGGTTCTCAAGTTGATTGGGGATTCACTGGAGGTCTAAATGACTCATCTGGCGAAGCATTACCTAAATCGGCAATCGTTCGTGGTTTTACTAAATTCAATGATGCTGATAACATCGAAATTGATTTCCTAATTGCACCGTTCTCAAAGACTAACGCTGACGCAAAGACTATTGTTAACGACTTAGTCGCAATAGCGGGTTCGTCTCGTAAAGACTGTGTTGCAGTTGCATCACCATCTTTTGATGCAATTACGGCGGGTACTAATACTGCTGTTATCACCAACAACAAAGAATATACCAAGTCATCATACTTGGTTCAAGACAACAACTTCTTGAAAGTCTTTGATAAGTACAATGATAAGTATATCAAAATTCCTGCTTCATCTTCAACTGCGGGTCTCATGGCTGCAACCGACTTAGTCGCTGCACCTTGGTTCTCACCTGCTGGTGCTAGACGTGGTAGATATCTTGGTGTTACTGACATCGCTCTTTCTCCGACTAAGGCAGAAAGAGATGCATTGTACAAGGTAGGCATCAACCCAATCGCAAACATCCCAGGCGAAGGTATCATCCTTTATGGGGATAAGACTAACGAATCAAGACCATCTGCATTTGATAGAATCAATGTACGTAGATTGTTCCTTGGTATCGAAAGAGCAATTGGTATTGCTGGACGTAATGTAATGTTCGAATTCAATGACGAGTTTACTCGTGCAGAGTTCGTGAACATTGTTGAACCTTTCTTACGAGAGATTCAAGGTCGAAGAGGTATTACAGACTTTAAAGTTATCTGTGATGAGACCAACAATACTTCCGCAGTTGTCGCCCGTAACGAATTTATTGCAAACATCTTCATCAAACCAGCACGTTCAATCAACTACGTAACTCTAAACTTCGTAGCTGTTAGAACTGGTGTTGACTTTGAAGAAGTCGTTGGCACAGTATAAGGAGTATTGAAAAATGGCAATTTTAGGCGTAGATGATTTTAAATCAAAACTCAGAGGGGGCGGTGCTCGCCCTAACCTGTTCAAAGCGACAATTAACTTTCCTGGCTATGCGGGGGGAGATGTAGAACTTACATCCTTCCTTTGTAAGGCAGCACAGTTACCAGCGTCGATTATGAACGTATTCGAAGTACCTTTCCGTGGTAGACAGTTGAAAATGGCGGGTGACCGTACATTTGAACCTTGGACGGTAACTATCCTTAATGACACCGACTTCGTCATTCGTAACGCTATGGAGCGATGGATGAACGGTATCAATGGTCATCAATCAAATACTGGTCTGGTTAATCCTGTGGATTACCAAGCAGACTTGATTGTTGAACAGTTGGATAGAGACGGAGAATCTGTAAAAACTTATAACTTCCGTGGTTGTTTCCCAACTAATGTCAGTGCAATTGATGTTAACTACGAAACTAACGATGTTATCGAAGAGTTTACAGTAGACTTCCAAGTACAGTACTGGGAATCTGATACCACTAGTTAATCTAGTTATAGATAGAGGGGTAAGGGAATAGTCCCTTACCTCTTTATTATAAGCATTTGAAGGTAATTACATGGCAGAACAAGACAACAGTATTCTCAAACTTTTTGGTTTTGAGCTCAAAAGGCAAGAAAAACAAGAGAAAGAGAAAGACAAATTAAAGTCGATTGTTGCTCCCACCGATGATGATGGTGCGGGGTATGTTACTGCGTCTGGTAGTCACTATGGTCAATACATTGACATGGAAGGCAACAAGGCAAAGGACAACCAACAACTAATTGTCAAATATCGTGGTGTCGCAACACATCCTGAAGTCGATGCTGCAATCGAAGATATCGTAAACGAATCAATCATTGGTTCTGAGATGGATATCTCATGTGAAATCAATCTGGACAAAGTAGAAGCTCCAGACAATATCAAAAAACAAATGACCGAAGAGTTCAACAACGTCTATGGTATGTTGAAGTTTACTGAACTTGGTCATGACATATTCCGTTCATTCTATGTTGATGGTCGTATCTATCACCACCTCGTAGTGAATGAATCAAATCTAAAGGCAGGTATTCAGGAAATTCGTCCTATTGATGCCGCCAAGATTCGTAAAGTAAAAGAAGTAAAACACGAAAAAGACCCTGTCACTGGCGCAAAGGTGGTCAAACAGGTAAAAGAATTTTATATCTTCCAAGAGAAAGCAGGAACCAATCAAGGCGTAAGACTTTCTCCAGATAGTGTTTCATATGTCTCTAGTGGTCTGTTAGACCCAAGTAAGAAACAGGTTGTGTCCTACTTACACAAGTCATTGAAACCAATTAACCAATTACGCATGATGGAAGATTCACTTGTAATCTACCGTCTTGCACGTGCGCCTGAACGTAGAATATTCTACATTGACGTGGGTAACATGCCACGTAACAAATCAGAAGCGTACATGAAAGACATCATGTCTAAGTATCGAAACAAGATTGTTTACGATTCTAACACTGGACAATTGAAAGATGACCGTAAGCACATGTCAATGCTCGAAGACTTCTGGTTACCTCGTAGAGAAGGTGGTCGTGGTACAGAGATAAGTACATTGCCAGGCGGTGAGAATCTTGGCCAGATTGATGACATCCTGTACTTCCAGAAGAGACTGTATCGTTCATTGAACGTACCAGTATCTCGTTTGGAACAGGAAGCACAGTTTACATTAGGCCGTTCGACTGAAATTTCAAGGGATGAAGTTAAGTTCCAGAAGTTCATTGACCGTCTACGTAAACGTTTCTCTACGTTGTTTACTGGTATACTCAAGAAACAACTCATACTGAAAGGTATTATCACCGAACAGGATTGGGATGAGTGGAAGAGTTTTATCACAGTAGACTTCCAGAGAGACAACCACTTTACTGAGTTAAAGAATGCTGAACTGTTACAAAACAGACTACAGACTCTTGACCAAGTATCTCAGTATGTGGGTGAGTACTTCTCCCGTGAGTGGGCAATGAAGAACGTAATGATGATGTCTGATGAGGACATCGAAGAAATGAAAAAACAAGTCGAAGGCGAAAACTCCGTTGAAGACGAAGATGAGGAAATCTAATAATGAGTGAAGTAGAAAATCAAGAAGTTGAAACCGTAGAACCTACTGCGGTAGAAGAACTAATCAATCAAATCGCTGATGGTGACTTGAGTAAGGCTGAGGGTTCTTTCCACTCTCTTGTCCAAGATAAGATGGTAGATGCACTAGAAGCGCAACGTATTGCGACTGCACAGGCAATCTTTAATGGTCAAGACGATGATGTTGAGGATATCGAAGACGAAGAAGTCACATTAGAAGACGAAGACGATACGTCAGAAGATGAAACAGACATTGAGACAGAAGAAGAAGTTGAAGAAGTTGACGGTGACGAAGAAGAAGTCATCGAAGACGAAGAAACAACAAATTAAGTCGTTCTATAAAACTTTATTTGTATAAATAATACTATGAAAAGTTATAAAGACATTTTATCTGAACTCAATGAACGCAAAGGTGTTCTTGACAAAGGTGAACTAGTACTTAATAAAAAAATTAAACGAATTCCCGTACAGATTTATAAACAGTCTAAGGGGAATCTTCCTTTTGTGGCATATGTGGATGGCGATAAGTTAGATGCATTTAAATCACAGAAGGACGCAGAGAAATCTGTCAATCAAGTAATAAAGGAATTAACCTAATGAAGTTAATTACAGAATTTACCGAAAACGAAACTCTACAGTGTATCGTAGAGAAGAAAGAGAATGGCGAAAAGAACTACGTCATCGAAGGCGTTTTCGCACAGGCAGATAAGAAGAATAG